AAGGTATCCGGTAAAGGTCTCCTTGGTAAACTCATTTGGATCTTACCTTTGTTGGGTACACTGGGAGGAGGCTCTTGGGCGGTTTTTGAATTTTACAAAGATTACGAAGACATGAAGGAAGCCGTACAGGAATATGTCAGCCCTGATATAAGTTGGATTGAAAAGCACATTAGCGAGACAAATGCCGAGCTTAAAATGGTTGAGCAAGACTTCTCAATTGTAGAGAAAGAGTTCAAGGTTTTGAAGGAAGTTGACGAGGCGACTTCGGCAGTTATTCGAGAACGGATCAACAGTGTAAAGGAAATATCTGCAAATCTCCAAACTGACCTCCACGACCTTCGCATGGATTTGAACCAAGATGTAGCTGAATTAAACAATCATATTGAGGTGGCATCAGATAAGCTGAACGCCAATCTAAGTAAGCAAGAGGCTCGACTTGAAAAGCAAGACGCTAGGAATAGGCAGTCAGTCGAGGATGTAAATAAAGCCAGTTCAGATAATGTGACAATTATTCGAGGGCTGATATCAAGCTCAGAGGAGCGCAGAGATCGGATTGTAGATCGCCTTGATACTAAACTAGCCGAGACACAGTCGTTAATAGATGATCTTGTTAAGGCGAACAGGAAGTTAAAGGATGAGATTACTGAGGCTCAAGACCAATTAAGGAAAGACCTTATGGCTGAGATGGAAGATCAGATTAAGAAAGCACTGGGTGGATTTAAATAGGAAGGAAAATAGATGAGATATTTAATAGTATTATTAGCTTTAATGGTGTCACCTGCTTACGCAGATTTAACTATCTGCAAGGGAGAGTACGCACTATGCGCGGCATCAACATGTCAGCCTACAGGTCGAAACATTAGGGCAAGCTCTGGTGAAATATATCCAGAAGTTACCTGTAAGTGTCCAGTATTATTTGGGGATGCTATTGCCGACACCACGATGGGTAACATGCAAGGTTCGTGCAAACCGACTGACAGTGAACATGTCTGGAGTTTATTTGCTCCACTAAGTATGTATCCACAAGAGGCGAGTAACTTCAGTAAACTTCCACGCAACATGAAAGTTGTTGTCCAGAAGTGTGACGCGAGTTTAAACCAAGGTGCGAGGGCTAGTAATTGTTTCTCATGGAACTGCGAGAAAGGGCCGAATGGAATTGCTGACTGTAAGTGTCCTATGGGTCAGGAACCTGCGGCTACTACGTTCTTAACTGAGGCAGGTCAGGGAAATCCAGAGGCATGTTTTCAACATCCTGTGAGCCTTCCCATATCTAAGTAAAACCCTACGCATCAAGCATAGGGTTTATGAAGTCTTTTCTTAGGTAGCGGTAGATTGTCTTAAAGCAATCCCCGTGTGGTTTCCGATGGTTCTTAGCGAACCTTTTTATTCGAGGGCAGTATGCGCGTTGAATGTGGTGAGCGACTTCATGGGCGACAGTCATCCAAAGAGATTCTTCTAGGTTCTTAACCTGTCTACCGCCAATGACTTTATCTGCATCATAGGCTTTGTACTCTCTCTCGTAGTGAGGTTTATCAGAATGTTGCCAGTAACTTAGGTTTATCTGAATTACATTTCTGCCACCGTAAGTAGCTCCATTGCACCACTCCTTGTCAACAAGCCTAGTTACTTTTACCGCTCGGTCAACATCAGCTTTTGTAAGGTCAAGCTCGTACTCTTTCTTCTTGAGTACGTTCATGCATTTTCGAACCATGCGCTCTACTTTTATTTTATCGTTTCTAGTCATTTGTTTCTCCCAGTTAGTGGGGAGCGCGAGGCTCCCCATTAGATTAAAGGTTATACGCTGTCGCCTGAAGCGCATTCCAGTGAGCCAACTTCATCCGCTTTTGGATGTTTGCATTTGGCACAAAGTAGGTCGCCCACTTTCTACCTGTGATTGCGAACACGAACCTCATGCCGCACACTTGATGCCCATCATCTAGATGAACACAGTAAAGGGTAGCCCCTTTAAATTTACCCTTCTTAGGGCGGTTAAGTTTGTAAGCCTTTCTAATTTGGCTTAATTTTAGTTTAACATTCATAACGCTTCTCCCTTTCTGATTCGCTATACGAATCAGTTTACCATTTTTTACTAGCAATGTAAAGCAGACTATTTTTTGTACTTGCATTGCTATCAAACAAATGTCATGATAATTGCAACATTATTGGGAGATACTGAATGAGTACGTTACTAAAGATTACAGGATCGGACGGAGAGAGGAAGCGCAATGCAAACGACTTCTACCCGACACCGAGCTACGCAACCGAGGCTTTGATGAACCGAGAGTTCTTCAGTCAAAAGATTTGGGAGCCTGCCTGTGGCGATGGTGCTATCTCTAAAGTTCTAGAGGAGAGAGGCCACACGACAGTCAGCACAGATTTAATTGATTACGGATTTGGTAAGCCTAATGTAGACTTCCTGATGGAGCAGAAGCTACTCGCGCCAGACATAATCACAAACCCACCCTTCAGCTTGGCACATGAATTTGCTGAGAAGGCAATTGATTTGGGTGTAGATAAATTAGCGTTACTTGTCCGACTGCAATTCTTAGAGGGCGTGAAGCGTGGTAAGTTCTTCCAAAGACATCCACCGTCTACTGTGTGGGTATTCTCGAAGCGTCTGTCATTTAATCTGAACGGCACGTTTAAGTCTGGCGGTGTCATGGCATTCGCTTGGTTTGTGTTTAAGAAGGACAACAAGAAAACTGAAGTGAAGTGGATACTGTGAGATGAGTGATTTAAAAGTTATACCTATAAAGTCGAGTGATACTTACAATTGGCTACTTAAAAAACATTACGCAAAACGTATTCCAAATATCACTGATTCGTTTGGTCTTTTTGATAAGTCGAATTTAATAGGTATTATTACTTACGGAATACCACCATCTCGACCTTTGTGTACTGGAGTCTGTGGAGAGGAACATGCTGATAAAGTTATAGAGTTAAATAGGTTGTGCCTTCAAGATAACTTTAAAAACCAATCTTCTATATTAATTTCCAAATCTTTAAGAATGTTATCAAAGCCAAAGATTGTTGTTAGTTACGCAGATACATCACAAGGTCATGTGGGTTATGTTTATCAGGCAACTAACTTTTTATACACTGGCCTAAGTGCGAAAAGAACAGAGTGGAGGATCATAGGATCAAACTTACATTCCAAAACTATCTGTGAGCAAAGCACTTTAGAAGAAAGAAAAAATAATCCAAACATATATGAAGTTTTAGATCGACCACGCAAGCACAGGTATATTTATTTTGCCGCCAATAAAACAGATAAAAAAATATTAAAGAAATGTCTTAACTACAAAACGCACCCATACCCAAAAGGTGACACAAGTAATTATGACTCTGGAGATAAAGTTTTAACACAAATGATTTTGGATATTTAAAATGAAATTTAAAACAAAACCATTCGCACACCAGATGAAGGCATTTGATCTTAGCAAGAAGAGGAAGGGCTTTGCACTTCTCATGGAGCAAGGCACTGGCAAGACTAAAGTTATAATCGACACTGCCGCATATCTCTACGAGAACAAGGCAATCGACACAGTGATTGTTATTGCCCCGAATGGTGTCCACAGGAATTGGGTTAACAATGAGATTCCAATCCACATGGCCTGTGAGTACAGGGCTACATTCTATTCATCTCAAATGAAGAAGAAGCAAATTGATAAGTTCAACGAAGTTCTGGAGTATGACGGATTAAGGATCTTCGCATTTAACGTGGAGGCATTTACATCTGTAACGGCTCAGAAACATATGATGACAGCCCTGAAGAAGAGCAAGGTGCTAATGGTTATCGATGAGAGCAGTCGTATAAAGACACCGAGTTCAAAGCGCACCAAGATGATTACGAAGTTTGGCAAGCATCCAAATGTGATAGCCAAGAGAATCTTAACAGGTACGCCAGTGACTAAAGGGGCTGAGGATGTCTTCGCCCAATTTAAGTTTCTTAACCCTGACATTCTTGAGGTGACATCACTCTACAAGTTTAAAGATAAATACTGTGTGATGGGTGGATTTAAAAACAAGCAGATTGTCGGCTACCAAAATATGGATGAACTGACCGAGCGTCTTGGCAAGTACAGCTTCAGAGTTCTGAAGAGTGAGTGCTTGGATTTGCCTGAGAAGATATACCAACGACACTACGTTGAGATGTCTGCGGCTCAGAGCAAGCTCTACAAAGAGCTGAAGAAGTCTTTTATCGCAGAGCTTGAGGGAAACATGATAGAGGTTCCAGAGGCGATTACACGGCTTCTCAGGCTACAACAGATACTATGTGGTTGGTTTCCAGTCGAAGGTTCATCTATTCCGATTGATAAGGTAAACCCACGCATTGAGGCATTGAGGGAAGTGCTAGGCAATATCAATGGTAAGACAATCATCTGGGCTAGGTTCAGGGCTGATTTAGAGGCCATAGAGGGGCTACTAGGCTCTGAGGCGGTTAGTTATCATGGTGGAGTGTCTAACGACGACAGGGAGATCGCTGTTAACAGGTTTCAAAATGACCCTGATGTAAAGTATTTTCTATCAAACCCACAGGCAGGTGGAATTGGTATTACGCTCAACAAGGCTGAGTATGCGATTTACTACTCGAACAGCTTTAACTTGGAGGAGCGTATGCAGTCAGAAGACAGGGCGCACAGAATAGGCACAGAGAAAAATGTGACCTACATTGATATTGAGTGCCGCAAGTCAATCGACAGTCATATTATAAAGGCACTGCGAACAAAGAAGTCTATCGCAGATATTGTAACCAAAGATCCAATGTCGATCTTTATGGAGGAAGAGTAATGGAAGAAAAAGATTTAACAAGATATTATATAAGGAGAGAAGTGGAATTAAAAATAAATGAGTTAGAAAAACAATTGGCAGAGTTAAAAGGGTATCTTGAGAAACGAAAAATTCTTGATTCTCTTAATGATAAATGTACGTTTAATTCTTTAAATCTTTATAAAGATTATGTTTCATTTTTTAACGAAGATGGTGATCCTATGTATAGTCACTTTAGGACATTTATTTTTATTAAGATTTGTTTCGATCAAAACAATTTCAGGCTTAATAATTATAGACTTAGGGAAGATGATGCATTCTCTTTAAGTGCTGTACCTTTTGAGGGAATGTCACAAGCTCTGCGTATTTCTAAAAAAACTTTACGTGAGATTATCAAGGCATTAAAGGAAGACGATTTAATACAGGAAGTAAGAAATAAAATCTATGAAGGAAAATATTTTCTTCTAACAGAAAAAGGATTGGGATTATCTAAAATGATAGAGGGAGCAGATGGATAAAGATTTTAATATTAAAGTAACTGTCCGAAATGGGAGGCTCTT